CTAAGCCCCTACAAGATTTCTGATGTCGGTTAACCGCCAACGTGCGCCATTTTTAGTCATGACTGGTGTTAAATCACCGCAGCCTCGACTAGCCCACACCCGCAAAGTGTTGGGCTTATAACCTAGAACTGTTGCAGCATCATTAGTGCTAACTAAACTTGCACCTGAATCAATAAGCTGCTGCAATTTTTCTTCTTTTCTTAATTTCAATGCACCCATTTAAGCTTCCCCCTTCTTAACATTCACGCGCTTAATTGCTTTATTAAGAGTCTCTCGAGTCATACCTAGAATTTGTGCAGCTTCGGTTTTATTGCCTCTGGTCTTTACCAATACTTTTTCAATAAGTAAAAATGAGACATGATTTAAAATGTCTCTGTACGAATCACCATTATTAAGGGCTACATCTAAATCTGTTTCGGTTAAAATTATATTCATCTCTAAGACCTTCTTATTTTCTGCCTCAAAAATTGTTCCTTCTGGATCGATTCCGAAATATTTGCAAATTTCGTGAGCTTTTGTTGATCCTGGTCCATGCTTTTCAACATGAACCCAATTTGGTCTTGTTTTTGGCTTAGGTGAATTCTTTAAAGCCAACAAATAGAGATCTTCAAAATTCAATTCATTCATTCCAACACCTCGGCACATTTCTCTATATATTCATTGGCCCATTCATTTAAGATTTCTTCTTCGACAAACTTTTGCTTTTCATAGAAGCCTAGAGCATTCCACTCATCTTCTGAGATGTAGTCACTTAGCAAAACTTCTTCTTCCTGATTGCCAATAACAAAGCCAATTGAGAGCTTAAGTTTTACTTTGATAGAATTGAATTCACTCATCCCTCAGCTCCCGAGTCGCTTGCATAAATAGTTTGAATTACCTCACCATTAGCATCTTTAATCTCAACAGGTTCTTTATTGCATAACCGCTTATGCAGAGTTAAAAGACGATCTATAACAACCCGAATACTTTTTTCATTGTGGAATTTAAAAACTACGTGTAGTTCATCATCTTTAGCGAAACGGTTAGCTTGATTATTTCCGCCAACTACACCGCCACCATTTTTACCAAGCATCAATGAATATGAACCTTGGTATATGCCTTCCATCACATCAATGTCACCATATCCAAAAGTAAGAACTGGAACTTCTGGCACAGGCTCAGCTTTAGCTTTTTCTTGCATGAAAGTAATTGCTTTTTTCCACATCGCCCAGCCGCTATTTACGCGATGGTAAATATCGACAAGGTCATCTTCACTAAAATCAGTTTTGACACCTTCTGCAATTTCAAAACAACCGCCAATCATGTCAAATTCAAGTACTTCGAAATGATCAGGAAGCCAGTATTTTTCTTTAAAAATTGGTAGCTGTTCTGCCCAAAATGCTTGTTTGGTTTTTAAGTCAATCACGCTTGATCCTCCGAAACTATTTCCCATTCACCCCAATCGCCCAAATAGCCTGATTTAGAAATACTGGTTGTAATAACTTGGCCATCATCACAAGTAACTTTCATTCGATGCTCATCAATTCGAGTTGCGTGATAAACGACATTGAGCTGAAGATTAGAAGGTAGGCCCATTTCTCCAGTAACAGTTTTAATTCTTACTTCCATATTTAAGCCTTCAAATGTTCTTCAAATTCTTTACCAAGTGAATTAGCCAGCTCATTTCCAGTTAATGCTCTAGTAACCATGCCGTATTGCTTTTTAAAGCGGAAATTAAACCCTCGGCCGTCTTCCATATCTTTAACTTGGTAGCCCAGAAGGGCTAACCAAATTTTGAAAGCTAGTAGATTTTTGCGTTTTACTACTGTTCGCATTATTTTCTCCAGCTTCCTTCTTTAAGCTTTACGTCATACAGACATTGTTCAATCTCAGAAGCATTAACATTGTCGAAGTGGTGATTCATAAAATTACCGATAACAATTAACGTACGAGTGGTTGTGGAATACCGGTATTTCATGGGTAATTCTCCAGTAAATAATCAGGTTCAGCCGAAGGAGTTACTGGGGTAGTTAATTCAGCACGACGTTTTTTGGCCATGTTCCACAATGTCTTATGAACATCTGAATGGCGTGAAGGAATTTCGCGTTCCAATTCATCGAGGGTGTTTAAATCTGGTGCATATTGAAGGCGGACGATTAAAGGAGATAGCCCATCATCTTGTTGTTTAGTCTGATTTAACTCTGATAGGCGTTTATGCATTTCATTTAATAGTGGCTTGCGTTGTTCTTCTGTCCATTTAGATGTGTAACGGACAACACTATTTACTTCTTCAGGGGTATGAGCATTTTGAATGCTTTGAACTAAAGATTCATAGTTTTCAGGCATTAAAGTAGTAGATACATCATTAATTTCCTGCGTGTCTGTAACTGACAAAACTTGCTCACAAGCTGTATCAACTGCATCCATTTCAATAAAATCTAGCTCAGTTAAACGTTCTTGCTTAGCCAAATTAATTTTGTCAATTTGTGCTTGTGTAAAGCCTTCTTTTTCAAGATTTGCACAAGTAGTGTCCAGCTCTTTCTCGGATTGGCAAATGTGAATCGCATCAAGTAAAATTTCAAATTGCGCATTAACCTCTGGCTTTATGTTAGGTTCATCAACAGGTTGAACTAAGAAGTCTTCGGATGAAGAAACATAGGACTGTTCTGTAATAACAACCGCATTATCAAGAGCCAAACTTATATCTTTGGTTGTTTCCAAATCAGCTGGTTTTTCTTTTTTTACACATGGTTCTTTCTTACCGCGCTTTTTAGGTTTGTCTATAAAACCATCTTGAATCACATCAAAAGAACTTCTGACATAATCCAGACCCAAAGCTAGGCTTATAGCGCGTGCTTGATCAATTGCACTATCCAAATTCAGTTGACCATAGCCACGATTAATGGCTGTCATAACATCTTTGTTTTCAGGATGAAATTTTGTGCGCAGAATGCACGAGGGCATCACAACAAAAACTTCTTGCTCTACCTCAAGGTCACTTAGAAATACAGGTTTAGTAAATTGGATACCTGCTAATTCCGTCATTTCAGGCTTAATGCAAAACTCATAACCTGACATTGCAAATACCGTTGCTGGGAATTGATCTAAATCATTGAAATCCAACATATCCCCAGCAGGACGACAAAGAATGTTTTTACCTTTTTGAAGTGCTTCAAAAGCTGCCTGAGCTGAAATTAAATTAGTCATTTTTTTATCCTTTTAATGCTTTAAGTAGGTATGGATCAATGTCATCTTGTCTAAGTAACCAGACAACATAATCAGCCGGAAGATCTTTAATTTTTGTGCCTTTGTGCTTTCCGAAAGGCATAACCTTCGGCACCCGTGCATGCTCAGATGCAAGGTAAAGTGATTGCATATCTTTAATGCCGAGATTTTTGCAAATATGGGTTAGAACAAAGCCCGTTAAAAATACGTCTTGCTTTGCATTGTGTGCATTGCGAATGCTTTGACGTGCTTTTTCACTTCCTTTGGTCAACATGTAAACTAATGCTGAAATATTGTGAGCTTCTTCTGGCCAGACCATACGAGCTAAAGCAAGAGTGCAAATTGCTTTGGCTTTAAAATCTTTATGTGCTAATCGAATAGCTTGAAGATCATAGTCAATATTGTGGCCAATGATGTATTCACATTCAGGTACACGGAAAGTTTCATAACTTGGTTTGTCGGCAATATCACTTTCAAGGATGTGATGAACCGCCATAGCGCCAAATTCAATTTTATCTGGACAAGAAAAGTACTCGTCAAAACATGCATCTTTATTTACAACCAACACACCATTTTCAAAGTAAGTTGGTACATGGGCTATCTCAATTGGATAGCCATTTAAAGTGTTAGTTTCAGTATCTAAAATGATTGCACTCATGCAGAGATTTCCTGTTTTGCAAGTTGTTCAATTTCTTGTTTAACGTTTTCTAGCTTTGCAGCTTCTATTTGAGTGAGCGCATCTATTCCAAAATATTCACAGACAGACTTAACGTCTAAACCACATGTATCAATAAGTATCTGTAATTCATCACGATCAGTTTCGGTGATTAAATCCACTGGAATAGAATTAGGATCCATGTATTTGTTTTTCTCAGGGTCAAATACAAAGCCCAAGCTTTTAACTCTATTAATGAAGTGCTTACGCATTTCTTTATAGTGAGGATGGTTTTTGTCGAGCTGTTCAATTAATGTATTTAGCTCAAAAACATAGTTATTTTGATCGCATTCGGAAAAGAATTGATCTCGCTCTTCAATTGCCTTCATCGTTTGCAGTTGAGCAGGGGTCATGGTGTTGAGATGATTTTTTGCTTGCTCGATCAAATCACCGAAAAATGTAGGGGCTTGGTAAAGATCCGGTAAAACTATATTTCCACCTGTTTCAGCACCAAGATTTCCTGAATTTTTGGCATGATGCGAGTTTGAAGCTTTGAACTTTAGAACACGTACAATTTGCCCATCAGAAGCTTTTTCATAAGTTAGATAGGCCATGATGTCTGATATACGGTAAAGCACATCACGATTTTTACCACTCATAGAAGGGCGGTGGATTAACAAATCATCGTTACGCTGTTCTTCAGCATGACCAATAAAAATGATGTGTTTGCCATAACTACGAATACGATTAATTAATCCAATAAAATCATTACCAGCATAACCTTGGGCTTTTAAAGTCAGGTTTCCATCTCTCTGGGTATTTCCTTGAATGCCTTGATAATAGATTTTGACGCAATCAAGCATGGTGCCTACAGTATCGAAAGCAACAGTTTTATAAGGTTTAAGATCCTCTTCAGTTACGTTAGATACATCAGTCCATTTTTGTACTTGTACAGCCGTGCCGCGACGTAAAGCTCCTACACGGTGAACACCTTTATCAAAGTCAAACAAAATGGTGTCTTTTGCAGTAAAAGCTAAAGAAGATTTACCAATGTCTGGATCTGCATAGTAGTAAGCGACAATTGTTTCTACATGGATCGGTTCATTTGCATGAACAATATTTGCAAGTGCCATATTTCTTATCCTTATCTTGAGCCCGTGAAGCCGCGTGAACGCTTATAGTTTTTACGGTCATTTGATGGGATGTTTGTTTCGCGTAGCTTTATTGCGAGCTGCTTTCTACGCTGAAAATCAATTTCTCGCATTAGAGAAGCAAGAACTTTGGGGCGCTTCGCCTTAAACTCTTCCACGTTTAAAGGTGTCTTCATGTCACCTTTTACGGTGTACAGCACACTGCAGTTTGCATTAGCTGCATAAACAGTCCAGCCGACACGTACAGAGTAGAGACCTGTTAAGCGGTCATGACCGATATAGGCTTTAATGCCGTCTGGATGTGGTTTGCAATGAGCATTCATAATTAAGCAGCTCCCTTAGGTTCTTCATAAATCCAAACTTTAGGATTGCTATCAAACTTTGCTGAAAAAACACCTGTACCCTTAGTTCGAATAATTACACCTAGATCATAGGCACATTGTTTTTCGGTAATTTGGTGACCTTTAACCACCATGCATGCAGCAACTTGCCAAGCAAAAGGCTGATGGCCTTTTTTATTAATCTCGATAACAGTTTGCAAAACTACTTGTTGGCGTTCTGATAGATTTAGAGTTGAATTAGCCATAATTAAGCCTCCAACCATTTATTACGATCGATGTAGCCAACCAATAAAATATTTATATTTTTATGGTCATCACGATTGGTGAAGTCATTCCAAGGGTTGCCGCGTAGGTCTGTTACTGACTCAATAGCTAGGTTAGTTATTTCAGCAGCAATAAAGTCTGATCCTGCTACGCCGTAACTGTCGGGAACACCTTCAAAATCAAAAGTGACATTTAACTTAAAGCCATCAATGCGAATTACGCCTTCGCCTGAGTGCTCACCTGTTTTCTTAGCAGCTAGAAGTTCATATTCAGATGCAATTACTTGCTTACTTTCGTATGAGTAATTGAAGGGGATGCTAGAGTTAGCTGCTTTATATTCACAAGAAGATAAGCCAGCAATTAAAACAAGTGCTGTAACACCCGTAACTTTAATATGGTTGAATGGTATTGCATTTACGTTCATAATTGATCTCGCAGTTTGCAAAAGCACATCGGACCTGGGGAGGGGCGGTGTGCTTTTTTGATGTCTACGAGATAAATATAAGAAAACTTAGTTTTATTGTCAATAAGAAATCTTATTTTAATTTAAGAAAGCTTACTTTTATGCTTTAATAGACAAAAGAAAACCCACACGGGGTGGGTTGGATGGGGGAAATATAAAAATAATTAAAACAAAAATCCAAGTTTTGAAAATAAATAAGACCAGTTACCACATTCAATATTTAGTTTTTCACAAATATTGGGAACTTTCATGTTGTGGCCTTGTGATTTAGCATCCCAGTTTAAAAAAGGATTTCTTTGCTCGCACGTTATAACACAAGCATCTGAACCATAATGATGAGCCAAACTAACAACATCAAGATCAGCGTAATTATCTTTTGTTACGTGGTGTGAATTTTTTGATGCATTATATTTTAATAACTCTTGTTTTAAACCAAGGATTGATGCTCCGTGTTCATTTGGCTTGATTTGATGAACGCAGAAACGATCAAGAAAGGCATGAAATATTGATTCATCATACTCATAGTCTGCAATCTTTTGTTCAATTTCATGCAAAACAGCTTCACACATATAAAACTTAACTTGGTTGGCTAGTCTGGAGCTTTCTAAAGAACTCCATATTTCCTTAAATATTTGTTCTGGATAATTTCTGTAACAAAAGTCTAATACAGCATTTGTATCTAAGCTAATTTTAATCATTATTAGAAGACCTTTTGCTGTAATTCTTTAAAGGCTGACGGTTTTGATGTCTTATGGAATCCAAGAATATTTTTGGCGGTATTGGATGATATGCGCTCTTGCCACATTGCACTCATAACTTTTTCAACAAAGTTGTAGCCAAAATACTTTAAGACCATATTTTCCTTCTTAGAACCGAACCCCCCACCATTTTCTTTGGGTTTGATGTAATCTAAATAATCAGCAAGCTGATCTTGATTTATTAATCCAAGTATTTTTAACTGAATGGCAATAGCTGCCTTGCTTGCTTTTGTTTGTTTTCGAATAAGAATAACATTCTCTTCGATGGTTAAATTTTCATTAAAGCAATCAGCCACAATATTTTTTGGGGCTAAAACATACCCTGTAACTTGATCACAATATTTTTCAAGACTATTGTCAGATTCTAGTAATCGCCCATCAAAGACACTACTACCTAATCCCAAATGGACAATTTCATGAACTAAAGTAAATAGCTTTCTAGATTGAGATTGTCCTGAGCTAAAAATGGCAATAATGGGTACCGCATCAAAATACAAACACATACCATCCGAGCCAAATTTATCACGCCCTCTATCTATAACTACTACATCCATGAGCTCTACAATGTCTCTCCAAGCATTAAAGTAATCATCTGAATTCTTGATTTTTTTGCTGTGTGTGTAAAAACCAAAATAGTCAATTATTGCTTGAGCATCTTCTTCTGCATTAGTTCCGCTAAGCTTCAAATCGAAAGCTTTAGGCTCTTCATTCAGAGAACTTAATATAGATATAAAGTTATCTCTAACTTGGCAAAATTCCTGCACTAAAGCATTTTCTTTATATCTATCTTCTGGGATATCTATATGATTTCTAAATTCTATTATTTCAGGCGTATTACGCTCATAGATAAAATTATCAGTTGTTAGATACACTGTTGGCACAAATAAAACTTTTGAAATAGTTTCTAATTGGCTCAGCTTAAATACTTCAACTTCATCCAAGGCCTTATTAATTTTGCTTTGAGATATCTTAGTTAAATTGGCGAGTGCACTCGCTGACACATTCATGTCAGTCATATAGCGCCTTAGCGCATTTGGTGAGTGTTTAACCAATTCAATAACCATCAGTCTTTAAAAGCCTCTTGTAGATACCTAGCATTATACTAGATTTATTTTAGCATTTGCTGAATTTAGCCCAATTAATTCCCAATCCAAAACCCCACAAAGCAGCGTAATGTCTGCCTTCACCTTATCCAATGACTGTGTCGGGTTCACAGTTTATTAATCTTTGGTTTTATTAATCTTTTGCCCAAGCTTTCCTTCTTTTACCAACTGCACTACTTGTTCATTAGTAAGCACAGGAATAAAGACTTTGTCGCCAATATCTTTAGAAAGAATCTTCACTTCTTCGGCTGTTAGCACCAAAGCTTCACCATGTTTCGCAGCATCATTGATGCGAGCAATAATCTGGTTGATTGGTAGTTTAGAGCTATCCATAAGTCTTCCTGTGATTAATGCGAATAAGGATGTTCTTGTCTGTGCTGACTTGGTGGTACGATGTCAGTAATAGCTGTAATGCTTTCTACCTCATCCATTTCAAAGAAAAATCGCTCACCACCATTCACAGAAAGCAAGCTTAAAACCCCGCCATTTATGCCAACAAATTCTTTAATTGTGCATCTTCCATCCTTCAAGCATACCTGAACAAACTCATTCGGCACGAGTTCCGCATCTGGATCACAAACCACATACCAGCCATTACGAATTGCTGGAAACATTGAGTCGCCAGTGCCTTTAATGCCATAGGCTCTTGGTCCTGCTGAGTGAGTTGGAACATACCCATCTCCAGCATTGCCTTCATAACCCATATCTGTGAAATAGCCATCCATGCCCATCTTGGAGTAAGCCTTAACAGGAACATATCTTTTTTGGGTGGGGAATGATTTAACAGGTGTTTCAAGAAATTTAACAGCATCTTCGCTATCGGGAATATTGTATTTTTTCTTAAAAGCTTCGATATCCAGAACTTTCAATTGTGTAACAGTGCTATCCAACTTAGGGCCGCTTTCATCTCCATTAGTTATATATGAAGTCGACACTCCGAAATAAGCGGCCATTTTGCTTAATGGGTCTGCTTTAGGAGCATAAGCATCTTTCTCCCAACCAGTGACATTGGGCGCACTAACTCCGGCGATTTTTGCCAACTCGCCTTGGGTTAATTTCTTTTCTCTTCGTAAGGCGCGAATACGCTGACCCATAGTTTCTAGATTCTTCATATAAGTTATCTTACATCTTGCAAAAATAAGTTATCTTTGTTTTAATACTAAGAAATCTTATTTTTGAGGTTGCACAAATGACCAAACAGGAAGCTTATGAGTTGCTTGGTGTCAATGGTGTTGGCTTAGCAAAGTTATTAGGAATTGAGCCACCTGCTGTTTACCAGTGGCCAAATGAAAAGATTCCTTTAGCTCGCGAATACCAAATCAGAGATTTGGCAAATGGCAAAGAACCAATCAAACGAACTACTTCAAATGCTTAGGACCTAACCATGAGCAAATTATCAGTTGATATATCTGCAAGCGCGAGAAATGGAGTATCCCGCATATTGCATGGTCTTGATATAAGCAATCAAAAAGAGATTGCTGAACAATTAAAAGTTGATCCAAGCACTATTACTCGGCTTAAAACGGATAAGAAAAACAATGGCTTGAATGAAATTGAAATGTTTTGCGAGCTATTGAGTTTACTTGGTTTAAAAGTCGTTCCTAAAGATTATCAGAGCATTGATAAAGAACGTGTTGCTGCACTTTTAGTTATGTCTAAAAGCTGGATGAACCGTATAGAAACGGTGGATGACTTATTTCATGACGAAATCAGTGGTCAAAAAGAAAAGCTTGGATATTAAAAAAGCCTGATCTCGGAAATCAGGCTTCTAGGCATTCAATTGAGGTGAATCAAATGAACACAAATAATCTATCAAATCAACAGCAAATAATCCAGAGCTGGTTTGAGCCGGCTCTTTATACACTGAATCAATTGCTTCAAAAGAGAAAGGAAAACCTTCGCCGTATTAATCGAGATGAAAATAATGCTGCAGTAAAGCGTGATGAGTTTATGCAAGCTTTGGTGGATCAACACGGAAAGCATGGTCTTTATCTGGTCCATGCTGGTCAAATCATTTCAAGTTTATATCGGGCTAAACGGATCCGTTATTTGGGCAGCACTTTTATTCAGATGAATGAAGGCGGTGAAGCATGAATACATTTGTTGATGCTACACGTTCTTTCAGAACTCAGTTTGATCTGAATTTCTCGGAAAAAATCATTGTTGATTTCTTTGCGGGCGGCGGTGGTGCAAGCACTGGTTTAGAAATGGGCTTAAACAGACCTGTTTATGTTGCTGTAAATCATAACCCTAAAGCTATTTCTATGCATGAAGCTAATCACCCCCATGCTAAGCATTATGTTCAAGATGTATTCGCAGTAGATCCAGTTGAAATATGCGATGGCTATCAAGTGGGTTGGTTTCATGCAAGCCCAGACTGTACACATCACTCGCAAGCCGCTGGTGGTCAACCACGTAAAAAAGAAATACGCGACCTTTCATGGGTGGTTCTTAAGTTCGCAGGCAAGGTTAAGCCCGACGTTATTAGTTTGGAAAATGTTGAGCAGATCCTTAATTGGGGTCCACTTATTGCTAAACGCGACAAGGTCACTGGACGTGTTATTACTTTAGAAAAAATCGAAGTGAACGGTAAAAAGGTGCATCGAGTTGCAGAACCTGGTGAACATGTACCAAGAAATAATCAGTTCTTAGTGCCAGATCCAAGAAAGAAGGGTAAAACTTGGCGCCACTTTGTGCGTAGTCTTCAACGACTTGGTTATGTTGTGGAATGGAAAAAGATTATAGCTGCTGACTATAGCGCTCCAACAATACGTAAACGTTTGTTCATGGTTGCACGTTGTGATGGACAATCAATCGTTTGGCCAGAAGCTACGCATGCAAAAAAACCTAAACGTGGTCAGAAAAAATGGCGTGAAGCAGCTGAGTGCATTGATTTTAGTGATTTGGGTAATTCTATCTTTGATCGCCCAAAACCTCTTGTTGATGCGACTTTGAGACGTGTTGCAAGAGGAATGAAAAAACTCGTACTTGATGCCAAAAAACCATACATCGTAAAAAATGCAGCACCATTTATTGGGCGTGACTTTAATACGAGTTTTGGTCATGCAATCTCCGAGCCATTAGGCACAACAACTGCTGGATATGGTGGACATAGTTCTCTAATCAGCCCAATCTTAGCTCCATTTTTAACAGAGTTTGCAAATGCATCACACCAACGGAATTGGGGCATTTTCGAGCCCTTAACAACGATATGCGCTCAAGTTAAGGGTGGTCATCATGCGTTAGTGGCACCAATGCTTGTACATGTAGGACATGGCGAAGGAACACCTGATAACCCACGATGGAGCCAAGGTTTTGACTGCATTAGTCAACCTTTAGGTACAGTAACAGCATCAGGTGCTCAACGTAACTTAGTTACAGCCTACATGATGCAGGCTAACGGTGGATTTAACGAAACGGCAGGTCACGATTTACGTGAACCGTTAACGACAATCACAAATAAAGGAAGCCAGCAGCAGTTAGTTACTGCGGAATTGAGTAAAGAAAATATTGATGGTGCTTTGCGTGTCGCGGCTTTCTTAATCAATTACTACGGAAACGGCGATGCCCGCGACATTACTGCACCCATCGACACCCTAACCACTAAAGACCGACTAGCTCTTGTAACTGTTTGGGTTAAAGGAGAACCATGGGTAATTGTGGATATAAAAATGCGCATGCTTTATCCACGTGAGTTGTATACAGCCCAAGGATTTCCACAGTCTTACATTATTGACCGTGGACACGATGGAAAGCCATTAACTAAGACTGAACAAGTCCATATGTGCGGCAATAGTGTTTCACCAGAGCCTATGGCCGCAATTGCCAGAGCAAATAATCCATTTATTACGCAACAAATTAAGGGGGCCGCATGAATTATTACCAACACCATATTGGTGACTTTAACAATGCGACTCGCCACCTCAGTTTAATTGAGCGTGCGATTTACCGTGACTTATTAGACATGTATTACGACACGGAGAAGGCGATTGATGCAACAAGCATTGATCGTTTAGCACGTCGTTTGCAATGTACTACCGAAGAGCAAAAAGAAGCTCTCAAATATGTACTTGATGAGTTTTTCATTCTTGAAGAAGGTGTTTATCGCAATAATCGTTGTGAACGAGAAATTGCTGAATACCACGGGAAAAAGAAACAAGCGAGTGAGGCTGGTAAAGCGTCTGCTGCAAAACGTGCAGCGAAAAAGAAAGGTTCGTCCAACAGTGGTTCATCAAAAGATGATCAATCGTCTAACGAAAATTCAACGGTCGTTGAAAATCCGTTAAACGAAGAACAAACGGGCGTGCAACCAACCAATAACCATAAACCATTAACC